TAAACAGGAGGTTTTAAAAAAAATATGGAGACATCAAACGGAATGACCAACGCACAGTTAAACGCATTTCTTGAACAGCTCGCAAAGCTGGTTGAGTCAAAAGCGTTAACAGTCGCAGAGGCTGCCGAACTAATACGGCAAGCCAAAACCGACTAAAAAAAAGAGCCGCCCAAGCTTAGAACCAAAGGACGGCGAGAGCTACGAGGGGAAATAACTGCCACCCCTCAAAGCTCTTTAATTTTAACACGGCAGTTAAAAAAAATCAAGTAATTAATTAAAAAAATTAAGGAGATAAAAAAATGGATAACGTAAAAGTAAATTATGAAATAATGAGCGACAAGTTAGCCGACTATATGAACGGCGAGATGGGCAAGGAGTAAATTTATAAAAATTTAATCAAAACGCTTGACATTATGCGTATTAATGCGTATAATAAATAATATAAAGAGGTTGAGCATATGAAAAGAAAGGACTTGATAAAGTTATTTGAGCGTAATGGTTGGGTATTTGAAAGAGAAGGCGGAAACCATACTGTTTACACAAACGGACAGATAAGTGAAGCTATACCCAGACATAGCGAAGTAAACGAAAGGCTTGCAAAAGCCCTTATAAAAAAGCACAACCTAAAATAAGCGAGGTAAGCAAAATGAAAAGTATTTACGCAATAATTATTACTCCACCGAAAGACGGTGAAAAGTATTATTCTGTTTTTGTGCCAGATTTAGATTTATACACGGAAGGTAAAGACATTGCTGACGCTATTTATATGGCTAAAGATTGTATAGGGCTTTGGGGTATCTGCGAAGAAGATGCAAAGAGAGAAATTCCAAAGGGTACAACTTTAAAACCTGATGTTAAGGACGATGAAATAGTAACACTTGTAGAAGTAGATTTTGATGCATATCGTGAAAAAAATGATAACAAGGCGGTGCGAAAAAACTGCACAATTCCAGCTTGGCTTGACAAAAAAGCAACGGCACAACATATTAATTTTTCGGCAGTTTTACAAAAGGCATTAAAAGACATAGTAGACTAATTCTATTTCTATCACGGAGAAAAAACTATGAGCAATATTAAAACTTATGCCACTCCTTCTGGCTACACTTGGAGCATATGTAACAGCTTTCTGCAATGCCCGCATCTTTTAATTGCAGGTGCAACCGGTGCAGGTAAATCGGTGCTAATTAATTCCATTATGTATTCCGCACTTATTCACAGTCCTGCCCGTTTGGGCTTTGTGCTTATTGACTTAAAGCGAGTTGAATTGCAGGATTATAAAAAGCTACCACACACGTTGGCATACGCCGATAATATAACCGACACAATCGACGTATTAAAAGCCGTCTGCAACCGCATAGAACAGCGTTATACAATAATGCAAGCACAAGGGATTAAACGCTATCAAGGCACACAGATCTATGTGGTTATCGACGAATATGCCGACCTAGTAATTAAAAGCCACAGAGCCGTTGAGCCGTTTATCTCAGATATTGCCATTCTAGGCAGAGCGGCAGGCATGCATTTGATTATAGCCACTCAACGCCCGACTCGTGATATTATAGGCGGAGCTATTGCCGCCAACCTTGAAAGCAGAGTTGCACTCAGAGTTGCCACCCAGCAAGACAGCCGTAATATTATAGCCGTAAATGGTGCTGAGTGCTTACCACCTCACGGCGTAGGGCTATGGCGGAACGGTTATAAGCTGGAACCCGTAGAAATCCCCATAACTCCCGAAGAAGATTTAAAACAAAGAATAGCATTTTGGAAAAACGAGCCTTAAAAGCCCGTTTTTCTATTGACTTGAATATTTACTCATTCTAGTACCTAAAAGCCGTCAGCGTGGCGATTTTGCCCTTCAAACTTGATTTTGATTTGATTTTAATAAAATAAAAAAGAGCCGTAATTAATTTTACAGCTCTTTTACTTTAATTTCCGCCCGGCAACAGCTTGCTTTCGCTGATCAGTTCGTCGGCGTTTCGCTCTTGTTGTGCGTTGGGCGTTAATACATATTCTGTTTGATCTTTCATACCGTAAAAGTTCTTGCTACGGAACATATACACGACGGGTTGAATCTTGCCTTCTTGTGCCAATTCTGCGTCCATAGCAGCCATAATTTCCTTAGCTTTTTTAATGATTCCCGAGGTCGTATCGTTCACCCACACCGCTTTGTGCGTACCGGTTTCCCAATCGAATATAGTTGATCTCGGGTAACCTATGCACAAACACATTTTTTCGACCGTGGGAAGTTGCTGAGTTTGCTCACATTCGTCAAAGTAATAATTAAGTCTTTCGCAAAGCTCGTCATTGCTTTTAACCGGATTTAAGCCGACCTTAAAAAACTCGTGAGCATTGTGCAAGACCTTTGCCATAAACTCTCTTTTCTCGTCGTCCTGTTCAATTAGTTTTAATCTCGCATTTGGAAAATTGTATTTTCCTCCTGCTCCCGTATCCGGGCGATTGTCGTCTGATTTTATTACACTCTTTTCTGTAACATTCTTCTTGCTTGCCATATTTTTACTTATCCTCCTGTAATTTTTTAAAACGGTAAATCCACATCATCGTCGAACGGAATTAAATTTTTAGCCGTAAATTCTCGCCCTTTTGTATTTTCTACATTGTCAGCCGTAATTTTCTGCCAGCCATAATTTTTAACCGTTCTGTCCTTAGGCGAAAAAATACGCTTAGTTTTGGGCGAATAGTTCAACCGGATAGCATTCTGTTTACCTACTCGCAGAGTGCCGAATAATCTATTCTTAGTAATCTGCAACATACTGTCCGCATCCTCACCTTCGGCGGTTCTTTGGTAAGCCATAACAATATCCACCTTGTTGGTTATATCAGAACTGCCCGCCACGTCATCGTTTGAGAAATCATTCTGACTCTTTCTCGGATGTGCAACCAATATAATTACTACTTGGTACTTCATTGCAATTTGTTTAAGTCTGCCCACAAAATTGCTTTGTGCCAAGTATAAATTATTCTGCTCATCCACTCTATCCATTGCCGTCATAAGATTATCAATACACACCAAACGCACATTGTACTGCTTTATTACTTTTTCGACCGTACTCGTTAAACTTTCATACTCGTTTGTGTCCTCGGGTAAATATTCATTTTCGTAAATAAAACATCTGCCTTTATACCAATCGTTAATTTGCTTGATTGTTTCCGACGGTATTGTGTAAACTTTATCGCCATACTCGTTTGTGACCTCTTCTACATTATCCCCGCCAGCAAGTTGATAATCTATCCACCGCTTAAAATGGAAATCTGCAAGCTCACCCGAATATACAAATACATTCTCGTTCTGTTCAAGTGCATCGCAAACAAACTGACTCATTAGAGTGCTTTTGCCTTCGCCACGCTTACCCGTAAGCAAGACCACCTGTCCCATGCACATTCCGCCGATAACTCTGTCTACTTCATTTATGCCCGTCTTAATCTTATCAAGCTCATTAATATTTACAGAGCGAACTGTAGATAAATCCTTAACATTCTCAATTTTGGGAATTTCTGCATTCTCAACCGCTTTGCGTACCGCTCCGCATCCGTACGCTTGCAAAATAGCGTTCGCATCTTTCTCACCCAAGTAATCTTGCTTTCTGACTACCTTAACGACATTTGGCAATCTCGATTTTAATACTTCAAGCAGTGTAATTTTTCCGTTCTCGTAATCACCAAAAACAATTACTTCCTTAAACTTAGTTATCCATTCCCAGCAAGGCGTTAGCCAAGTAAACCCCAATGCCCCGGTAGGAACGCTAACTGCATTATCAAATCCTGCCTGTGCTACCGAAAGGCTATCAATCTGCCCTTCTGTAATTATAAGCGTTTCAAAGTTTTTACACTGATTCATACCGAACAGAATCGGCATTGCATCCTTCTCGCTCCATTCCTTGGAGCCTTTTGTCACGCCTTTCTTAAACGCTATATTGCGATATTTAATAAATAGCAATTTGCCAGTTTCATCAAAGAACGGAAACACCAACACTTGCGGATTATCTTTATGCGTCGTAATCTCGTATTTTTTACAAACGCTTTCGGAAATTCCTCGACTTTGCAAGTAAGCGATCGCCTCATTTCTGCTTTCAATCTTTTTTGTCGGTTGCGGCAACGATTTGTAAATCTTCGGCTTATCATAAGCAACGCTAAAATTAAAATCTCTCGCCAGCTCAATAAAATGTCCTTTATAATCACAGCTCGACCTTAAACAACAAAATGCTCCGCTTTTGAGATTTATTGAAAAAGTTTCTTTATCACCATTACGACCGCCCTCACACTTAGGGCAGTACTTAAATATAAGCTCGTCCCCTTTCTCGTATGTATCTGCACCAATGAATGAGGCAAAGTCGGTTGCATCCGTTCTGTTAAATAAGTAACTCATTGATTTCTCCACCTATCGTATTCAGGGTTCCCGCTCGACCACTCGCTTTGCTCATCTTCGATAGCCCCCTCAAGGGGCATATCGGAAAAAGATAAATTTTCTTTATTTATTTCTTTTAAATTCTTTAATTCTTTATATTCTTTAATTATTGCCCTTTGAGTGCCTTCTGATTGCCCTGTGATTGCCCTGTGATTGCCCTCACTGCTTGATTTGTTCTGATATTTCTTGTAGTTCAACACCTTTATAACAATGAATTTAGAGTAACGTTTCACTTCTATTTCTTTTGTCTTTTTAAGGCATTGGACAGCTCTGCGCACCTGCTTGTAAGTAATGCCGCTACTCTCCGCAAGCGAGTTATATGAAGTCACAATTTCTCCACGATGAATTGTAATTTTCTCAAAATCATTATCTTCAATATTTGCGTTTAAGAGTAAGTCAATAAATACCGATTTGATTACTATATCCTTGTACCACCGCCATTCCTGAATATTACGGTTTAATTTGATGTATGTACTCGGCTCGCTCATAACTCCGCCTTCTTGCTATAAGAATTAAGTTCAAGCAATTTTTTCTCGTCAATACGAAAGTGATTATAACTACAATAATATTGCAATT